GTTTTAGGGGCATTGCTCGCAGTGCTTGCTTGCATGGTGTGCCATTTCTTCAAGTGAGGTATGTCATGCTGGGATCCTTTTCCAGTGACGCGGTTAGGTCAGAAATGACGGCGAGGTGGATCGTTGGTTTTAATCGACTAGGTCCGTCTGGTTCGTCTATGGTCATTGCCCCATTGTGGGGCATTCCTTTCGGAGTCAATTCCGGGTCTTCAACTAGTCTAGTCGCGGCTTCAATAGCTCCGGATGTGACTGGTTCTAAGGTCCAAATTATCCGCATCTCTAAGTTGTTTTGCAGGATTTCTGAGGGTGATACGCCGGCTGTTCCGACGCTCACTTCGACGTCCTTTCCAGGATTTGTCGGGGCGGGCGTTGGTGTGGTAACGCTGAACTATCCAGCGCAGACTTGGACTACCGTTATTCCCAATACGGTGTCTTTGTTTTCGGGTGCTGGTGGGGCGAATATATCGTTTCCCACTGTCACTTTTAGTACTCCGGTTACTAATGTCACGCCTTCTGCGTCATACGCTCTGCCGTCCTTTCAGTTGACGGCGGGTGGCGTTGCGTGTTCCTTCCCTATTACGTCGGGCTTTCGTCTAGATGTTTTAGGTAATTTGCAGGTGGGCTCCACAGGTCCATTTACGCCTGTGGTTTGGAACCCGACTACGGGTACTACTGGGGTTATTACCCTGGCCCCCACTGCTAATGTTACTCCACCACAGTGGCAAATAGGGGCTCTTTCGTTTACGCAGAATCCCTATGTGGCCGCTTTGTCTGGTGGCTGGAACACGGTCCCAGTCGGTCCCCAAGTCACCACTGAACCAGCCTTTACGGTCACCGGTGGTTTCACCGGTGATTCGTATGTGGCTAGTGGTGGTCTGGTTTTGATTTCTCCAGTCACTCCAGTTCGGGTCCAGATCAATATATCCTTGTATATTGCACGTTTCAATACAGGGACTGGTTTGTGGTCCGTTAAAGATCCTTTGGCAAATGTGCTTGATGTGGTGTATGACTACTTGGACCTGGTGGTGGATAATTATGTTCCATCTTTTGGTTCAGGAAGTCCGGATAGTGGTAGACTTTGGGAGGTATGTTTGCGAAATCCCGTGGTTATTGAGGCTGGTGAAGCCCTGATCATCACGGTCTCACAGTCTAATTCGGGCAATGGTTTTCG